CGCTGGCGCTGTCATAGGCTGGTTAACTGGAGTGCCTAAAGAAAAATCACTGGCGCGCCTCATAGGATCATTTCTACCTAGATTTGGAAAACTTAATGCCATCTTATCGTCTTTCTTATCTACTAAAATTTAGGTAATTGAGCGAAGGATTGTAAGTAACTGAATAGGCCCGGATTATAAGTGTCAGTTGTACTAGTTGGCTTCGGCGCCTCCCCAAGTGCAGCCAGAGGCGCTCCAAGTGCAGACATAGGCGCACCAGTGTAGCCCGCGTATTGGCCCTTCGCGGCGTCAATGAGCGCCTGCTGTATGCCCTGCTGCAACAATCCCTGATTTGCTTGGTCTTGCTGTATTGAGCGACCAATATTGAAAGCCTGCTGGCCGTATCCACCAAGTCGGGCGCCAGCGCCTTGACGCATACTCTCCGCAGCCATTCTATTTGCCACATTCTGGCGTTGTGCGTCCATCATACTTTGTGCGCCAAATTGTGATGCGCCAGTTCTGGCCGCAACGTTTGCAGCTTCGGCAGAGGCGCGCTGACCAACGTCAAACTGTGCGGCGCCAATTGCGCGATCGAAGCCACCCTGACGTAAAGTCGCCGCCGTCCTAGCGGCTTGCTCATCATATGCCTTGCGAGTTTCTGCCGCTTCGACGCCCTGCCTAGATCCACCGAAGGCTCTCGCCGCCGTGGCTTGCGCACCCATTTGGTTCAGCGCACGTTCTTGCTGGCCGGAAATATCAGCTAAAGCCTGATTTACAACCTGAGTTTCATATGGATTTGTGTATGGTGATAGATCTGCACCAGCGACTTGCTGCGCAACTTGCTGGGCTGGTGTGTAACCTACAGCGGAAAGATCTTGTGGTTGGAAACCCATACCAGTTTGGGCGCCCATCATTGCCTGCTCTAATGCACCCGCAGATGCTTGATTTACATTAAATCCCGCAGTGGGCGCTAGTGGTGAGGTTGGCGAAGGCATCGGTTGATATTGGGGCGGGTTTGCTTGGGGAGATGCCACAGGCTGAGAACCAGCAACGCCGCCCTTGTTTTGGGCCATTGGCGTTGCACCCATTTGTGGCAGAACACCCGCAACTCCACCCTTATTTGGAGCCATTGGCTGCCCTTGGGGTCTGGGCGTTGCCATTGGTGCCGCTACTGGCGCTGGTGTTGGTGCCGCTACTGATGTTGCCATTGGTGTTGTTATTGGTGCCATTGGTGTTGTTATTGGCGCCATTGGAGCAGGGGGCGCCATTGGAGCAGGAGCCGGAGGTGGTGTCATTGGAGCAGGAGCCGGAGGTGGTGTTATTGGAGGGTCAACGTACAGATTTGGCGGCGGCGCCATCTGCTGCGCAACTTGTTGAGGTGGAGCCATAGGTTGAGAAACTGGCGCTGGCGCTGGCGCAGGAATTGTAGCTTGAGAAAAGGCGCTTGCGTGGCCAATACCAGAACTCATTCCTTTTTGATAATTTAACGGATTAAAGTCATACGTTATTTTTTCGTTTGTGTCGTTATTATCTATTCTGAAAGTTCCACCAGCAGATAGTGCGGGGTACGACTGTATCGCATTTTGGATTGCTTCCTCCAAGGTTGCGCCACCCGTGTTATAAGAATTAAATTTCTTATCTACAAAACCATAAGAAGCCATCTTTACGCCCTTTTTAAATTAATAATATGACCAATTATCTTGGGCCACCTCTGTTAAACTTTTCACTTGCGCCAGTAGTATATGTAGAATCCGGCTTATCAAATGCATCTGCCACCGTACTTAGAAGGCCAAGGAAAGGAATATCCGCAACAGTCTCGACTACATTTCCAAACACATCCTTAACGCCACCCAGCAATCCAGTTGTTGGGTCATTCTGGTTGTAACCGCCGCCAATATTCTTAACTCCAGCGGCAAGCATGGTAGCTGCTGCTAATCTATTTTGATCTTCGGCAGACATACCCTGAGTAAAATCACCTCTATCAGTTGGCTGTGCAAAGAGGGTGTCTAAACCTCCCCCTGCCTTTTGCTGTTCAACCTGCTGAAGTGCGCTTAATTCATTCGCCGTAAAGCCTTGGATTTCGCCTGCGGGCTTGCCGCCAGCCAAAACAATTTGGTTCCCACTTTCGTCAATATAAGTCACTGGCATACCCGCATAAGCCGCAGCAACTTCCGCGTTATAAGCTGGGTTTGATGTTTGCCCAAGAGTTTGAATATTTTGCCCGTAATCTGAAAACGCAGTGTCAATAGCGTTGTGAGCAATATCCTGATGCCCGCCGTAAGTTGTGTAGGCTGGGTCGTACATAATTGCAGGCTCGTTACCGCCACCACCAGTACCACCGCCGCCTGCGCCCGCCTGCGCTATGGCCAATCTATTTGCGCGATCTAGGGCGGCTTCATCTGACAGAGTGTTAAACTGGCTGTAGTCAGTAAGTGGAGACGCATACTCACCCGTGTATGGATTAATAAAGAAACTATCCATGTATGATTTTTGTGAGGGACGTTCAGCAGCGAGGCGATCTAATGAAGCCTGATACATTGGAGCCGAAGAATAACCCCTTACGCCGCCAGCATATTCAGTTGGCCTCTGCATACCGCCCATAATATCTGCCTGCGTGGCAGGAGCCGACAATCCAAATGCAGATGCAGTGTCGGAAACATTTTGGAATGAAGCCTCTTGCATGGGCGTAAACGCCGCTACGTCTGGGCCGTAGTAAGGCACATAACCTAGTTGAGAAATTTTCTCAGCCTTGGTGAGATTGCGGCGCGCCGCTTCCTCAATGTACTCAGGTATCGTTACTGTTGATGACGTTGAACCGCCCTTACCTCCAGACATTACGCAAACTCCTTAACGTATGACGCGTGTTGGGCTTCCCAACCATGCGCCTTTAGTGGTTTCTTCCATCCAAATCTTCCAGACATTGACAATGACGAACATCCTTGAACTTTTGCCCATTGTATCACATCGTTATGCATATCCAAAATTTGATCCAATTCGCCGCCGCCTAAGAAGACGTTTAATACTTTCTTTTTGGGATATACCACGATTTCTGTAACAATACACCCCCTTGGTGTAGGCCAAAGCTGCATGACGCCCTTATTAATACCATCCGCAACATCTTCAAAAGCGTGAGTGCCGCCGGAATACTCTAAAGCCGCCTCAATCCACTTCTTACATCTTTTTATTTCGTTAGGCATGAGTCCTCGTTATGGAAAGTGTAGAAGCTGGAAGCGCGGGCTTCGGAGATGACGCCGCAGTGTAATTTAAAAATCCGCTAGTATTATCAATTAAGTAATTTACCTCAACATAATCTCCAGCAGATAATGTAAATATTTGAGTGCGCGAAGTTACAATTGTTGCATTGTTCCTATGCAGAGCAGTTGTCATTGCACCATTAGCGACGGCAGTTCCGTTTATGCTAGGCCAAAAATAAAAGTGTACCGTACTCGCGGAAGTAGAAGATATTTGCGCTGAAAAAGATAAGATATATTCTCCCGCTTCCTCAAAAACAATTCTCGTCGTGGGGCTTCCGCGCGTAATCTTACTATTACCGCTAGGCGCATCGTAGGTAAGTTTATACGCAGTGTTGGCCTGCGAAGGAGTTACGTCAGCAGTTATGATAAAATTTGCGTGACCACCCTCCAAAACTATTTGGCGCCACTCGCCGCCTTCGCTCACAACAGGGTACTTGCCGCCCCTATCCCACATAACAGTTCCATCGTCGGCAGCATTCTCACCACCAGTTTGCTGGACTAAGGCGGAACGCGTCTGAGACATGAATTGCATCATCCTGCGGCCCCAAGTCTTCCAATCCTCGCCGCGTGGCTCTGGTGGTCTTTGCTGCTGAGTCATCTACGCCCGCCAGAAACAACATCTAATCTGTTGACGCCGACACGCCAATCTCCAAGGGAAACCGCGTTAATTCGCATTCTAAATTGACGCCCCGTAAATCGCATAGACGTTGGAGTTGACATATTAAACGGCCCGTAATCTCGTTCTGTTCCATTCGGATAGAAACGCGTTTTAAACGTTACGTTAACGTCACCCTTAGTTTTTTCGTCTGGTATCATTTCGGTGACTGAAGTGACTGTATCACCAGAACCAATTACAATTGGGCCACTCTCAACAAACGGCGACAGGGTGCCATAATCAAAACCAATGTCATGCTCGTATATTTTATAGTTAGACGCGTCTGCCCAGATAGGACTTCTAAACGCGCCACGATCGACTCCAGCGGTACGTGGTAAAGTTCCAATATACCAAGTATTTTCAATATAATTATATACGCAATATCGGTCATTCTCGGTTGCCTCGGCAGATGGATAAAACCAAAAGATCTCACCGTAATTGCTGTTTGTAACTGCAAAAGCTTTACTAATTTGGGCGCGGTTCATATCGTTAAACACATGGTCTGCAACGTCACTTGGCACCTCTTGTACGAGGCTTCCCGTGTAACTGTAAAACGCGTGTGGCCCCATCCAGAACGCACCAGCGTCAACCACCGCCACTGCCTCATTCGCAGCCAAGCCGCAAGACGTACCGACGCGCTCAATGCCATACACATATGGCGGGCCAATATAATTAGCGGCGTGGGCGTCGGTGCTTGTTAATATAAGGGTTTGCCCTCGAACTTTGACGCCCTTCATAATCTGCCCACTTGTGTTTAGCTCAAGATCTCCGGCTTCATTCGTGGCTGCGGGCGACCAAGTTGTGTTATTCTCGCGATCACACCACTGCACCTTTCTGGGATTACCGCCAGCGCCAAGGGCAAATAAAAATCTTTCCTCAGTCACAACCATTGACCTATTGCTCGTTGGAGCATTGGCAATAACAGCAGCCGGATTAGATGTATTCAATTGCCATTCATATAACTTGCCGTCATCCTCAGTGCATCCTACGAGGTATTCCCCCCACGTATCCAAAGCCCAAGACGTTGCTGGCTGAATGCGAACCGTGTCCGGCCTCGCCACGCCGTAAGCGTAACCACCGTAAAGACCTCCGCCAAATCCAGTGAAGGCCACAGCATCCGCGCGACCAGCAGTAAAACTTGTGGGCGTTATGTCGTAACGCACACCAGTTTCATTCCACGCATATAATTTATTGTAAGTACCGCCAGCTATAAATCTCAGATTATTATTTGTAACCCAAGTCTTCATGCCGCGTATCTGGGCGTTGGCGGCGTTGCTGGATCTTGTACGCCAGCCACCCATTGGGCGCATTGTATTATCAACCCAACGCACTAAATTGGCGTCACGCCAGCGCCCATTAGATTGAAAATCAGTTCCGTTTCTGTAAATACCAGCGGGTATATCTAATGGGATTAATGGCATACAGACCTCAATGCGGAGTTAAACTAATCGGACTATAGCACAATAAGCAATAAAATAACAACAGAGGCGACATGAGCCGCCCCTGAATTTATTACTACTTTTTTTTGCCACCTTTTTTTGGTGGACGGCCTCTAGTGGTTCCGTAAGTTCCCATTCCTTTTGGCATTATTTTACTCCTCTTCCTCTGTTTCTTCTGCTTCAGAATTTTCAAGAGAGCTAGCTAACATTTTACTAAAAGCCTCTTTGCCAACTCTGAGTTGGTCTAAATTAAATTCAGCAGAAGCAATTTTTTGCTGCAGCGAATTTATGTGATTTATGCACATTTTAGATTGGTCAGAGAGATCGGATTCTGCGTATTCCACGTCATCTATAACGACCTTTTTTTCTTCAGTCATTTTGATTTCCTATTCTAAGTTAAAGTTAACTGGCAGTGTATCCATTGCCAGCGGTAATAGCGGCATTAGTTGCCGTCATACTTTCACTCGTCCAGTAGTCCTTGGCAACCATGATTTCCAAGTGTTCTACGTTACGATCTACACAGCCTTGGCGGTCTGCTGCATCATCGTCAGCCATTGCATTTCCTGCAATAACGTCAGTGATAAGTGCAACAGAGTGACCCATTGCTGTGTAGTTTGCTGCGATTTCGTCAGCGGTTGGTGTATCAGTCATAATTTATGCTCCTTCTAGGGCTGTGATACGTGCTTCAAATGAAGCGTTCTGTGTCTCAAGGGAGGTAAATCGTTGTTCGTTATACGCTGCTACAAAAGATAGCAACTCAGGGTATCTAATACCTAACCTTGTTATTTCTTCTGTCCCTTGTGGTTGTTGTACTGAAGTTGAAGAAGTAAACATTGCGTAATTACTTGCATCTAAACCTTCAGCCGCAAAAGCATCTTGAACATCTTGAGCAATTATACCTGAGTGAGTACGTGCATTGTCTCCTTTTTTAGTCACGGCATCTTGCCAACGGAATGTTTTAAACATGGCTGAAATACGAGAAGCTACCAGCATCTCTGCTGATGTCAGTAAAACAATGTCTTGTTTTTCATTGCGGTCAGATGTTTGAATAGTACCATTCGTAGCATAAACGTCATCCCAACGATTGGAAGGACCTCCTAAATCAATCGAGTTATCAGTCCAAGGGTGTACGCCACCAAAGAAATAGTTAATGCCAGTACTCCATTTTACTTGACCAATATTACCATCCCCATCAGACAGCACGATGCTGTTGCTTGCGGTGCGGATGTCAACGCCACCACTGTTGCCGCCAAACGCTCCTACAATTGTATTTTTTCCTCCTGTAGTTACATGATAACCTGCATTTCTACCTAAGTATGTGTTTTCTACTCCAGTAGTATTACTATACCCAGCCTGATACCCAAAGGCCGTGTTGTTGGATGCGGTGGTGTTGGAGAGTAAAGCTGACATACCAACAGCCGTGTTGTTAGCGCCCGTTGTGTTTGTATACAAAGACGCCCAACCCAAGCCTGTGTTATTGCTTGCCGTAGTGTTTCCCGCTAAAGTACCTGAACCGAAAGCAACATTTTTACCGCCTGTGGTGTTAGCCAGTAAGCTGCTCCTACCCACAGCAGAGTTTTCCGTGCCTGTGGTATTAGCACCTAAAGACCCATAACCCACTGCCGTGCTGTAGTTTGCGGTGGTGTTTTGGGCTAATGCTGCTATACCTATCGCTGTGTTATAACTCCCCGTTGTATTACTCATTAGAGTGGCGTTAGTAACACCGGGAGTAGCACCACCAAAAGCTGCATTACCTGTACCCGTAGTGTTGCTGTTAGCGGAAAAGGTACCAAAGGCGGCATTCCCACTCGCTGTTGTATTACTAGCCAAAGCATTTTTTCCAAAGGCTGAATTTTCAGCTCCTGTGGTATTAGCGTAAAGCGCCTGATAGCCAACCGCAGCGTTGCCAGAAGCGGTGGTGTTGGAGTGCAGTGCATCACGACCAATGCCAGTATTGTAATTGCCTGTCGTATTGTCTCGCAAAGCCTCTTTACCAAAGGCAGAGTTGTGTGCGCCTGTGGTATTGAATTTAAGGCTTTCCATGCCTGACGCAGTTAAACTGTAACCAGTAGTATTTGTGTAAAGCGACTGATACCCAACCGCCGTGTTGTTGCTTGCGGTGGTGTTGTTAGCTAGAGCGCCTTGACCAAACGCAGAGTTGTAAGAACCTGTGGTATTTAAATTTAGAGTACCATAACTACTAGCACCATTATCATAGTCCCTACTGCCAAAGGCAGAGTTTCTAATGCCTGTTGTTGTGTACTTGAGTGCCTCTGTGCCAAAAGCACTGTTAGAGTTACCTGTGGTAGCAGTAGCAAGCGCTTGATACCCAACAGCAGTGCTACTGTCACCCGTAGTATTAGCTAAAAGAGACTGAAACCCAACAGCCGTATTGTTGCTTGCGGTGGTGTTAGAGTAGAGGGCGGATGCACCAATGCCAGTATTGTATGCGCCAGTGCTTGTGAGAAACAAAGCGGATTGACCAAACGCAGAGTTGTGCGTTGGACTTGTTGCAGTGCTAAGAGCGTTCTGACCCATAACAGTGTTATACGAACCTGTTGTTAGAGCATCCCCTGCATTACTACCTAAGATAGCATTCCCCGTACCCGTAGTATTAGCATACCCAGCCTGATACCCAACCGCTGTGTTGTTAGAAGCGGTGGTGTTGGATAAAAGTGCGTCATTACCCAAAGCTGTATTGTTTGATCCCGTAGTGTTTGCGCTAAATGCCGCCTGACCTATTGCTGTATTATTGCTGCCTGTCGTGTTTGCATCCGCTGTATATGACCCAAAAAAGGCGTTCTTTGTGCCGGAAGTAAGAGCCGTGCCAGCGACCTGTCCAACTGCCGTGTTGTAATTCCCGCTGATGGAGCCGTTCATTGCAGCATTACCCAACGCCACGTTGCCTGTGCCAACAGGATAGTTACCGTCCAGCTTGATTGTGCCGTCATTTACGTCAAGATCACCAGAGATAATAAGCGAATCTGCGCTCTCATCCCAAGTCATATGTCGGCTGGCAGTAGCGCCGAAAAACTTAACGTCATGCCCTGTGTCGTTAACGCCAACTGTCACAGCGCCAGTTACGCTAAGAGATGTGATGCCATCAATCGTGCCTGAGTTAATATCAATACCAGTAACCGCAGTGGTTCCGTCGAGAAGATTATCAATATTATCAAGGTTGGTGTTGATCTTAGTACCCCAAGTATCCTCAGATGCACCAACCTCCGGCTTAACTAAGCTATATGTGGTTGTCGTTGTATCAGCCATTTTAATCTCCTATGCGGCGTAAGCCTTAATTTAATTACCTAGATTTTAGGGGGAAGCAACAGACCAATCGGTTGATGCGTTGGATGCATATTGCCATACTTCACTCACGGGATCAACATCAGTCCACGTTTCTGACGTTTCCGATTCTATTTCCCACTTCTCACGCGCGTTACACACGACAGAAGAAGCAACAGAAATATTACTCGAACTAATTTGAATTAGGTTGCAAGTCGCGCCTATAGTCAAAGCAGTGTCAATAACGGCGGCGCTGCTAAACACAACATTAGCATTAGACGCGGTAGACGCAGACGCAGCAATTACACTTGCGCCATCTCTCACGCGCTCAATTGCTGCACTCGTAGATGCAACACCAGCTATCGCGCTGGCGCCACTTTGCACTCTAACGACACTCGCGGAAACAGACGCAGCGCCCGCAGAAGTTGCTGCGCTCTGCCTGACGCGCTGGCCGACAGAAGTTACCGACGCAGTAGACGCGGAAGTAGCCGCACCCTCACGAACACGTAGACCCGCAGAAGTCGTGCCGGAGGTTGTCGCAATTATAGAAGCCGTAAGCCTTACGCGTACAGACGCAGCCGCCGTAGTGGTGGCCGTAATAATTGCGCCAGCGCCGTCAGTGACAAAGCCATCAAGCCCAAAGTTATATGAGCCGTATGCGCTTTGACCATATCCGCTGCGATACTCAGCCATTAGTCTAGCGTAATATCAAGATCACCTGATGGAAGCCTAAACACGTCACCAGTTGATATAGTTTTACTGGTTGTCAAAGCAGCGTATGCAATTAAATTTCCGCCGCTCGACGCATCAAAGACCCCTACGTGCGAAACTGTGCCGTAATTGGCAGTCGCAACATCCCACTCAATAGCCGCGTTGTTTGACGCAGTATTGCCGGAAACAGCAAACGCTACAGCCTTACGCCCGTAACCACCGCCGGAAACTTCCGTACCGCCGCCAGTGTCAGAGGGAGCCGCAGTGTAAAGCGCGATATGCCAAGCAGTTGGCCGTGTCGCACTGCCAGTAGTAAAAACCCAAGTTAATACTGTAGTTTCAAAAGTATTGGAAAAACTCATTTTAATATGCCCTTATTTTCATACGACGGCCTGATCCGCCATATTTTGCTGCGTCACTTGAGGCGTTTATAGCATCAATTGCATTTTTATACAAAGCCGCCCACGTTTGTATTCGTGCATCTTCCTTCAAGTATGGCGCAGAATGCATTAAGGCGCCATATAAATAAGCGTCTGGGAAATACTGCAACAGCCAATTTGATGTATTGGTATCACTCAATTCTGGGACGCGCGCGTAGTAATATAACTCAGCAGTGTATGTACTGTCGGGAACAGGATAAACTTCTATCTCGCCAGCAGTCAAAGCATAGTAAGCTGGCCGACCAGAGGTATTAGCCGTCTCAAACTTTCTTTGTAAAATTTCGGATTGGCTCATCTTCTCAAGCGGGCTGGTATCATTAGACGTAATGTAAAACCTAATGTCCTCAAGAAAATCAGCAGGGATTGCGCTATACTGCGTATCAATCTGAGCGTTGCTGCGCTTCTCCTGACGCCAGTGCCGGACAAACCTTTGTATGTCAGCTTCAGCCAATGTAATAAAATCAGCAGCAATCGTACTTAGATCGTCACGGTTGAGAAAGTCAGCTATGCTCGACTTTAATTCTGCGTATGTTGTAATTGCCATTGATTTAACCTTAAACCTAAGTTAGAATTTTTTTCTGGGAGGATAATAACATGATTGATGTAGATTTAGCTAGGGAACTAATTATTCTAAAAGCAAAAGACTTAGGCTTGGACGATGAAAAACTAGATAGCCTCGACGTATTGGTGTGCAGTCGGCTTGGCATTGAAGATCCAGATCCACTCATCTTTCCATCCTAGATAGGTAACTTAAAATACCCTCAAGAACTTCTGGAGTTATTACTTGCGCAGGCATTTTTGTTTTTATTGCGTGAGTTTTATGTGCTTCGTTTAATGGTTGGCCAGATTTAGTTTTTTTGCCCGCCATTGATTTATAAACATCACTAAATAATAAACCCTGCGGCACGGGAGGAAGTGATCCAAGATAATCGCCAGTAATCTGCGTATTGTATGTAGAGTGAGGAAAACTTTGTGGGGGCATATTTCCCCGTGGCTTTTGAAATAAAACTGGATTTAAATCTCCTATTTTTGCAACTCCCAAACCAAACATACCAGCGGGCATATCTCTTTGCGTTAAATCAGTAACGCTATACCTAGCCTGCCCCGAACTTGGAAAGCCCAACTCTTGATATGGTTTAGTATCTATTAAACGAATAAAAGATTTTCTCTTGGGAGATGTAGTGTTTTCAGCCCACTTTCGTAAATCCGGCGATAAAACACCAACAAAGTCAGGGTCAAAACCTTTCATTTCTTTATCAAAGCTTTTTGCAGCTTTTTTTGTAATTTTGGAGCCTTTGACTAATTCAGCCATAGCCGCGCCCGTCATCGTAGCAAAATCATTTGCGTTTGGAGACATACTTCCCGTTACGCCTAAAATATCCTTGCCTTGAAATTTTTCTCTTGCTTTGGCAGCTTCTTTATCAATTCTGGTTACAATGTTTTGGTTAGATGCCCAGATTGCATTATCTGCCTGCGCCGCTGGGCCAAGCATAAAATCAAAACCACCTTCGGTGTAAACTGGCTGGTCAAACTTTACATCATCGACACCCTCAACCAATAAACCGCGAGAAGTTCTGTCGCCGTAAAAAGGCAAAACAACTTTACCTTCAGTTTCTTCCCAAGACATAGGCTTGCGCGCTAAGTTCTCTCCAGTATCAGTTAGGGCAACGTCAGTGTTACTTAAATAATCCCGCATCTTTGTATTCTGATAACCCAGCGGATCAAGATCTGCTTTATTAGCAGAAGAAGCCGCCAGTAA